GCCTGGCCAAAGATTTGATAATTGATAAGGAATCGTTTCTCCTTCATCGTACTAGCCATATATCTCATATGAGCTACCCATCCAGGTGCAACCCAATCATCTATATCCATACGAGCCATTACTAAAGTACGAGGATAGTCTAGTTGCTTGATTATATATTCAGGACTCCCTTTATCTGTTTCACGACCCCAGTTTTTTGTTTCTTTGACTGAGGTTTTCCACTGTGTAGTCTGATCAGTTGTGTAAAGAAAGTTAACATTTAGACCTGACCAATCAAGAGACTCGATGGCTTTAGTAGCCTCACAATCTTTAGGGCCGACTGCAAGTTGAATGATGAAATCCTTGTCAATTTGATTCTTTAGACTATTGATAAAATTAGTTTGGAGCATAGAAAGATGTTTATTATCTATGATGCCAAAACTATGAGTCGGTCCTATTGATGTATAAATAGCTCTTGAGATAATTGAGATAGTTAATGGAATAGGAACGGAGACTTCTATTTGATTATGAGGGAACCACATACAGGAGAATCCCCACTTTGATTCAAATAATCTTCTACCTTTTTGAATTATATCTTCATTGAGCTTTGTTCGCTTGTAATTATTACTTCTATTGGTCTTATCATTAATTGCAATTAGTTTTCTATCATTAAGAGTTGCAACTTTCCAGCCGCTTGCTCTTACATTCATTGAGAAGTCGAAATCCCAGGAGCCGATGAAGTATCTTGTATCAATGATCCCTTCAATTAAGGCGACTTCTTTACGAATTAATTGAGACGTTCCGCCGATCAAGTCGACTTCTGAATATGGTTCAGTAACTGAGTCAATAGGATAGCAATTTACCTTAGTTCCATTGACAGTTCTATGCCAATGAACTTGATTATTGAGTACATCAACCATTCCAAAGGTTGGATTTTTCTCTAAGAATTCTAATTCAGCATCAATAGTTCCTTCACGATAGTCCATGTCATTATCAGACATAAAAACGTAGGGAGTTCTGGCTGCTCTAGCAAGATTTCTTGCTCTAGGTCCGGCTATTCCACCATTTCCAGAGGAGAAATAGATGTCTTTTTCAACAAATCCTGAGGCTGCTATAACAATTCGCTGCTTTACTGATTCAGGTATTTGTTCTTCTCCCTGAACATGAAGGCAGAGATTAAGAGGAAGCTTAGTTGTAAGAGGAATTCGCTGAAGAGTTTTGATTAATCTCTCTTCAAGTAGCCATGAGACGATAGCAACTGTAATTATAGGTTCAGACATAACTAACTCCATCAAGCTGTAGACGTACTATTGGATATAATTTAGAGGGATCTAGGTGAACATCTGATTTAGATATGATATATTCAGAATTGACTAAGCCACTTTTATTCATAGTTTGGGTAGTTATGTCTAAATAATGATGACCTTGTTTGGCTGACATTTCCTTCAATAGACGATTATAGAGATGAACTAAGAATGTTCTTTCTTCCTTGTCAGAAGTCACATGGGAGCGAACTCCTAATCCTTTATAAGAATCAACAGGAGGAAGAATGACTGAAGGTAAGATAAACTTACGATCTATCTCTCGAAGAAAGAAGTAAAGATTATCTATTGATGAATAGACAGAGTGAATAGGAGACCCTTTCATTGATCTTCTCCAAGGTAAAGAGTTGCAATCTACTTCGCCAAGGCAGAGAAGAGGAATGTAGTTTGGAAAGGCTGAAAGGAATCCTTTGAAGGCCTCTCTAGCACGAGTGTCTGAATTATCATTCATTAAGCCATAGGATGTAGCACCAGGAATACGGCAGGTAGCTGCACAGAAAAATGAGAAATTGTCGAGGTGAGAATCTCCCATCCCTATTAATCTCTCACTTATTTTTGATCGCTGTTTTGCCATAGTATGTTTAATCCGTAAACGGTCTAAGGTGCAACTAATTCTAAATGTTCTGCTGAAGGCTTACAAGCATTGGCACCAAAGTTATTAACTGCCCACTGCCAGTAATCAGCTCTTAAAGACCACATTCCATCTTCTGTACAGAGATCATGGAGGAGTTGATCGGCATAAGATTTATAACAAGTGTCTATTAAACCTAAACGAATAAATTGATAGAGAACATCATGAATGAGAGAACCTATCATTGAATTTAAAGTGTCCCAAGTCGGTCCACTCGCTCCGTCCCAAACATAGCTTGGATATATAACTAAATCACCTTGAGAATTAAGAGAAGCCATTGGAATTTCTACTACATTTCCTTTAATGTCTACTGTTTTAAATGAGATGTAGATAGTGGTTAGGGGATGAATAACTATATTGATATAATAAGGTCTATTAACCCAATACTTATAGCCTTTTTTGAAGTATAGTGTTTTATCTCTTTTCATGCTCTCCCTTTCCAAAGCATAGAGAAATGATTTCCATCTTTTGATTTGAAATCTCCTCCCCACCTATTGAGTGGATTAAGAGATTTCCAATATTTACCTAGAGATTTGTAATCATCTGAAACTGAAATGTAAGTAGATTCTTTGAACAAGTTAAGGTCCTGAGCTAAACGAATATAGTGATTTGAATTCTTCATATGCCCAGTTCCTGACATATTATAGGACTCTCCAAAAGTCAATTCGAGACCTTGTTCATAAGTCCAAGTAATTAACTTTGCTATGTTTAGGCAGAAGATTCTCTGCATCTCAGATAGAGTCATTATTAGTCCCTTCAGGAATAACTTCTATTATTATACCAGCTTCTTTGGCTGCCTTAAGTCCACGATTCTTGAAATTTTCAATCTCTTCAGCCGTTAAAACTGCTGTGACTGAAGAACTTTGAATCTTTGTAGGTGCTCTTAAGCCAGAGAGTTCAAGTAATACTGTATCAGCCACATCTTTTCGATCTTTAATAGTAGCCTGTCCATCTTCATTATCAAAGATTTCATGATAAGTTTCAATGGCTTTATTAGTAAGAACTCTAATTTTTTCTGAGGTTTTTTTCGCATCTTCATCACGAACATTTCTGATCTCAGCCAGTTTCTTCTGACCGAGTTCTGAGTTGAGAGTGAGTGAAACAGTTGCTTCAGAGATATTAAGAATATCTGCAATATCAGTTTGTTTAAATCCTCTTGCTGCAAGATTGATAATCTCATGAGAGCGCTGCCAGAGAGCCTTGATTTCGTAGCGTTTTCTAGGTTGATCTTCAGGAGTTCGACGTAAGTCTACATCTCTAAATTCAAATCCATAGAGACCATTTCTTGTTTGAACATTTTCCATTAGAGTTTCCTCACAACAACTTCAAACACGTCCTTTGATAATAAGGTTTGACAACTTACTATATCATGAAAAGGGGAAATCATTAACTTTACATCATTCGGCTTAAGACCGTGATGAAGATCTAAGCCTTTAGCTCTTGCGAGTGGCGGAATGCAGTGATCTATATGAGGAACTATTAAGACCAAGAAACCATTGCTTTTGAGTACTCTTAAGCATTCTGCAATAAAGGCCTTCGGCTCCTCAACATGCTCTAGTACGTGGCTGGAAAAAACAAAGTTCATTGTTTCATCTTTGAGTGGCAGACTTTGAATATCAAAAGTCCAATCAGCCTGAGAAAGATTCCCTTTTGTGTTGCAAGGATTGCCCCAAGGAACTATATCAATCCCTACACAGGCTCCAATCTTCTGATATCCACAGCCTAGATCAAGACCATTGCCTTGGCAATACTTAGCAATAATTGCTTGAGTCTCTTTATCAAATTGTGAGCAGTTTGGTCTCTTCATCTACTATGTGTCCTTAAGTAAATAGCTCTCTGCTGCGCACGAGCCTTTTTCTTCGTCATAGGCCTTTTGCTTCTGAAACCAGAAGGACTTTTAACTTTAAATCCACCTTTTACTTTTCTAATTCTATAGGGCATAAATGTACCATTTAAAACATTTCTATCTTGTAGATGCCATTATACATAACCTACGTAGAAATGTCAACGTATTATATTGTGTATTTGATTGTAGAGGCAATAGACCGATTAATGATTAAACGATCTGCCAGACCATTCTATTGATCGGCCGTCCGCCGAGTAGGCCTATCCGACTTCACTATTACCCTCTCTATCCAATGCCCTTCTTCTTGGAATTGCACTAAGCAATTGTACAACAATTCCCATTTGATAAAACTTGGGATTAAGTGTGGAGAGACTAACCCGCGCGCTATGCGGGATGAACTCCCCCATTGACATTGAGGTAGTCAACATTGTTTGAGGGCGGGTGTAAATGGTTGAATTGATTGAGTCTTTCAGCCACTCGAAAATAAACATTGACACTGATAAACAATGTGATATCATGTTGACAACATAGAGTAATAAATGATCTTTGACAATTGAATATTGAATAGGTTGGCATGATATACAAGCATCCAATATGGAAGGGATTATATCATGAATATGAATGAAGTAATTGCAAATGTGAAGTTGTCGAAAGTATGCTCGATTAAGGCTGATAAGGATAGCGTTGAGACGAAGAATATTAACCTGGTGGTTAAGTTTGACGGAGCTACGTTGTCGAGCGTGTTTGACAAGGCTGTGAGTGGCGCTGTTATCGCATGGCAGAATGGTGTTGGGAGGAAGAATTTTGACAGCTATAAGACGAACCAGACGGTCGAGATTCAATTCACAGCGCCAGCGAGTAAAGCTCAAATTGATCCTGTTACGGCAATGATTCAAGCGGCAGCGGCTGAAGGTATTTCGGTTGAGGATTATCTCAGACGTGAAATCGCTAAACGTAAATAGTAATCAAATCAACTATTAACAATTCTATCATGCCAACCTATTTAATCAAAGCCCTTCATATGGAAGGGTTTTTTATTGCCTATTGACCAATACTATGTTACTAAACTTGGGTTTGCACAGTTGCACAGACCGTTAAATGATTAAACGGTCTAATTAACAATGTACCAAATGATACCTTGTTGTTTGGTTGTAGGTTTGTTATAATGTTTGCATGTTTAATGGTTTATTATGTTTGTGCTTGGGCATACCATGTATAAACCCATGCGTAAACGATCTATTACAAACACTAATATATATAAGAGAGATTATATAGAGATAATAATAAGTGTGTATATAAACAACTAATAATAAATATCTTAGAGGAATAGACCGTTTAATGGGGTTTGGGATGAGGCCATGCCCAAGAGCAAACACAATAAACAAATAAACATTAAACGAATAAACAATATTACAAGCAAACTATTAGATGGAGGACTTAGTTATGGGCTATGATTGGAGAGAAGATGAGAGCTGTTAGAGAGATATTGAGAGCGGAAGGGCATGATGTGCCGTTTAGAGTAGGTGGATATAGGAAGGTCAGTATAAAGGGGGAGAATAGTTATGAGAAGAGAAGCTAAGCAAGAAGCAAGTATGAGTGTACAGAGTAGGATTAATGCTACTATATTGGCAGAGCTGGATAAATACTGGATGAGTGAGGATAAGAGTATTAAAACGCTAAGTCAGTTAGTGTCGTGGAGTATGGAGTTGTTGAGTGAGATTCTATCAGCCAACCGAAAGATTAAACGAAGAATAGAGTCAGTAGCTGAGGCGAGGAATTATCTATTGAGTAGGGGACTTTGTCAGCATAGTTTACATGATAGAGGAATTACTAAGATGGGTAAGGCTATCATGTTTGAGAATATGAGGGAAGAAGGAGCCAATCCTGAGATATGTGCTACTAGACAGTATAAGTCACTGCATAGAGTTCCTGAAGAGAATGGGAAGCCTTCGACAGTTGAGCCTTTCACAGGGAAGGTTGATAGTGAGTTAGTTAAGAAGGCATTAGAGATTCATAGTAGTTTGGACAGTGCTGATGTAGTGCCTAGAATATCACAAGAGTTTAAGATGAGGGATAAGGAAGAGGAGAGAGTGGTTAAGAATGAAGATGCGGCTGAGTTTGTGAGAGCGCAAAGGGAAAGAGTTGAACTGCCTCCATTGAAAGAGAAGGGAAATTCTAAAGAGTTGATACAGAAGAGAATTCAAGCGGCTGATGAAGAATCGAAGGAGATGTTAGATGAATTGAATAGCTTCGATCCTATGTCGTTGATAGGAAAGGCTGTTAAGGAAAGATCGTTAAATGATTAAACGGTCTCAGCCGAATCAAAGATTCGCCACAATACAGTTGATTGTATCAAGAATAATGCCAAACTGGAAATTTTATCAGGTGGCAAAAGTGCTTGACATTATTCGTTCAGTGGTATATAATACACAATAATGATAATTGACAAACACATCGAAATGTGTTATTATGAAAGAAAACTATGGAGGTGTGTTATGGCTCAAGGCGAAAGAGAAGGAAAGATTCCTAAATCAGAGATAGCCAATGTAATAGAAATGTGGGAAGTAGATGGATGTAGCCAAAAGGAAATAGCTGAAAAATATGGAGTAACACCACAAGCTATTAGCTATCTACTAACTTATAGCTATTCAGGATTAGTTACAAAGGTAGGTAAAAGAGGAACTAAGATTCTTACTCATGATGAGCTAGTAGTTAAATTTCATAAGTCTTATATAATACGTCCTTATGGATGCTATGAATGGACTGGAGTATTATGTAAAGGCTATGGAAGATTAAATGGGAGATATGCTCATAGATTTTCATGGGAACTTTATAATGGAAATATTCCAGAGAATTTGCAAGTCTTACATAAATGTGATAATAGCAAATGTGTATGTCCTAATCACTTATATTTAGGTGATGATAGTGACAATGGAATAGATAGAAGGGCTATTAGATATTGTAT